TGGCAACGCCCCAGTCGGTCATTGATGGTTGGAAGGTGGTGGTTCACTAATGCTCACTCTCACCGAAGACGTTCGTTCTGTTCTCGACCAGTTGGATGCCACCTTCCGATTCGTGCATGTCGGCCCTACGTTCGGGCCGAGCAAGCACGACGAAACCAAGGTGGTTATGACCATGCCCGGCCACATCAAGTGCGAAATCTTCGACAACACGGTCGGAGAGGCGTACTTCAGTGCCACCGGGTCTAGTGAATCCGATGCCTTGGATAAGGCGGTTCGCGGGGCAGTCGATGCTCCCAAGCCGCTCACCAAATCGCAGAAGATTGGCCTTCAGTCCAACGCCATCAACAACGAAAACGAACTGCTCAAGCAGCGCATTGCCGAACTGGAAGCGGCAATCGCCAAGAGAAAGTGAATCATTCCTCCCCTTCGGGCCGTCATACCGTCGTGGTATGATGGTCTTTTCGGTCGCTGATGTGTTGTCAGCGACCATTCCGATCAAGCCCATAGGGACAACCGCAAGGCCCCGCTACATGGACACCTTGAGCCTCGGATAGTCAGCATCTCTCAAGGAACCAATCATGTCTTACGGAAACGCAGTCAGTTACCTGTCCAATGCAGCCGGAACTGATCTCACCAGCCTCGCTCTCAAGATTTACTCCGGCGTGTTCATGGACGCTTACCGCAACCAGCCGAAGTTGTGGACCCGTCCTACGCCCGGCATCCACCGCAACGTGTCGGCCTCTGGCAGCAAGTCCTACCAGTGGCTCAAGTTCGCTGATACCCCGAACGCGGATGAAGACTACCACCCCGGCGAGGAACTGCTGGGTCAGGGCTTCGCCGTGGACGAGGGCACGAACTCGGTTGACTCCGGGTACATCGTCGCCCACCACAAGATCCCCCGGTACGACATGCAGGTCGGCCACTTTGAGATCATGACCCGTCTGGCGCAGGCCGACGCTCGTCAGATCGGCATGACCGGCGACCGCCGCATGTTCATCACGGCTGCTCTCGCTGCTCGTCAGACCTCGGCTGTCACCAAGAACGGCCTCACGGTCGATACGGGCGGCAACCGCGTCACCCGTACCGCCGCTGACGTTGCCACCGCTTACCCGCTCAACCCGACCGGTGCGGCCAACTTCCGTGCGGACCTTCGCGCTCTGGCCTACGCGATGGATATCGACAACATTCCCCGCGAGAACCGCGAACTGTGGATCACGCCGTACATGGAGCAGGTGCTTCTGAACGACACCACCATGCAGTTGTTCTCCAAGGACTTCCAGTTCGACGGCATGGGCAACAAGATCAACGAGCGTCAGGTTCGTCTGATCGAGGGCTTCAAGTTGGTCGAGAACGTCAACACCATGACCGATGGTGGTTCGTTCCCCTCCGGCAACGTCATCAGCGGCCCCTCTCGTTATCAGGGCAACTTCAACCCTGCCGCCGGTAACGGTGCCCCGGTCGCCCTTGTTCTGGCCGGTGGTTCGGATGGCACGGGTGCCATCAGCGTCGGTACTTGGGATCAAGTTGCCAACAACGTGATCTACGTCCCGCAGCAGATGTGCTACTTCGTCCAGTCTGCCATCCTCAGCGGCATCGCGCCGATGAACTTCTCCTGCGTCGGCTCGATTGAAGTCGTCGCCTCCTGATAGATAGAAAGGAACTCTCCCATGCCAACCATCAACCCCCCGTTTGCAACCCCCACCATCGGTCGTCCCCGTACCGATGATGCCAAGACTGTCGGCACTGTTGAAACCACTGCCGGTCTTGGAGTTGTTGAATACGGTGCGGACACGAACATCCGCAAGACCGTTCTGACGTTCAACAACTACTCCCTCGCCATGACCCGCACTGGCACGACCAACGTGTTTGGTGGTGCCAAGGTCTACACCTATCCCGAGGGCCACTGGGCTCTTGTTGGTGCAGTTGCCGATGTCAACATCACTGGCGGAACCAACGTCGTTGCGACGGCTCCGCTTGTGACTTCTGTTGGAACGGTCACCGCCGCCAACGATGCCACGCTTAGCGGCACCGAGGCCAACATCATTGCGCAGGTCACTTCCACTCTTGCCGCCGGTGTCGGCACTATGGACAATACGGGTCACGTTACCCCCGTGGCCTTTGCTGGTCACGCTACTCCGACTCCCGTGTTCATCAACTGCGCTGGAAGCAACGCCACCGATGTCTCCATGACCACTGGCAACGGCAACATTGTCCTCAACGGAGTCATCACGATTACGTGGATTCCGCTGGGCGATAACAACTGATTCTGGGTACTCACACACCCAAGGGGCCGGTCGGTGAACAATCGACCGGCCCCATTTCATTCTGGAGACACCATGAAGTACATGCTTGTTCTCGTCTTGCTCGCTCTCGCCGGTTGCAGCGAACCAAGAGTCCCGGCCCCGAAGGGCGTTCGCGTGCCAGAAGGCACGCCAATCAGCATTTCGCAGTATCAATCAGAGATCGAGTATGCTCGTATTGATGCGGAGAACAAGCAGAAGTCCGAGGAAGTCAAGGCTGCAAGGGAGATCCGCAAGATCGAACGGGCAACCAAGACCGCAACCGAAGACGCAATCGCGGACGCACAAGATCGCGTTGACGAGATCAACGATTCCATCCGCTCGTCAGCCGTGGACCGACAGGCATCTCTCGATGCTCTCGCAGACGCTCTCCAGCAAGCCAAACTTGATATTGAGAATCGACAGGCTTTTGTTGTCAAGGCGTTCCAAGTGGCGAACACTGTTGCCTCATCTGGTCTGATTCCGGGCGGCGAACTGCTCCTGCCGCTCATTGGATTGGCAGGTGCCGCCTTCGGCATCAGGAAGAACAACGAACTCAAGCAGGCCAAGAAGGATCATGAAAGTCAGGTCGATGCCATCGACCATGCCGCCGACGTTCTTCCTGAACTCAAACACGCCCTTGAACGTGCGAAGCCGATCATCGCTGAATGGCAGACACCCACTTCTCAGAAGGCAACTGAAGCGTACAGGGCAGGTGTCAAGCCATGAATCTTGAATCTCTCAACTACGTCGTCAGCATCGGTGCCATCATCCTTGCGCCGCTCATCACTTGGGTCGTTACAATCTCAACTCATGGAGTGAAGATGGAAACGCTTGAAAAGCAGGTTGAAGAAATCAAGCAGAAGGCCGACGCTCAAATGGTGCAGTATCAGGAAATCCTTTCCCGCCTGTCTCGGATCGAAGGCAAGTTGGAAGGCAAGAACCACAACTAACCACTTAGCGCACTAGTGCGCTAACCAAAAGAATCGGGCTAAGCCATGACCAAATTGGAGGCGATCAACAAGATCCTTCGGCGGTGTTGGTTGCATCCGGTTGCCAATCTTGATACTGATGGTCCATCCAACGCAGCAGAGGCAGAACGATGTCTGGATGAATCCGAACTTGAAGTCCAGTCTCGCGGGTGGAACTACAACACTCGCATCAACGTCGAACTCACGCCCAACGCCAACAAGAAGATTTCGGTCCCTGCTGGCATCATCAACATCAACCCGTACAAGATGGGTGATGTCGGATACACCCCCGGATTGCAGTACGGCAACAGTTACACCAATGGCATTGCCATCACGGTGCAGGGCGAATACATCTACGACCTTATCAACAACACGACGAACTGGGATGACAGCATCTTCGTGACCTACATTCAGCGTTGGGCCTTTCACTGCATCCCGTTCCCGATTCAGGATTACATCGTGATGATGGCAGCGTCACGATTCAACGAAAAGCGTGGTCACGAAAAATACCAGCCGGGCATCAATCGTGATGCGGCAATCGCCAAGGTTCGTGCGTTGCAGGCCAACAACAACCAGTCCGCCGTGAACGTCATCAACACCAACCAGACATCCCAGTTCTTCGGGATGACGATTCCCTCCTCACCCACATGACTTGCGAAGGCGACATCACCGTTCTCGATTGCTGCGATGGAGATGGCGGCGTAGGTCTTGCCTACCGCTTCAGCACGACAACGGTTGATGCCGATCCCGGCATCGGTTACCTGCGGTACAACAGCCCGGTTGTCTCCAGCGTCACGCAGATTTACATCGACAATCAGGACCAGTACGAGACTAATGTCTCGGCCTATCTCGATCAGATGGATGACAGCACCAGCCCTGCTCCCAAGGGCTATCTCATCATCCAGTCCAACGTCAACGCCAACGACACCATCACGACCATCTTCGGCGTGACCAGCGTCACCGATGCCAGTGGCTATCGCCGCATGGTCGTGACCTATGTGTCTGGACCGGCAATCCCTCCCAACAACGACTACCTGATTCTGTCGTACTCAAGGACGGGCAATCTTGGTGGCATTGGACCTGCCGGAGCAACTGGTCCTGCTGGTGCGACCGGGCCTACGGGACCGACAGGTGACACGGGTGCTACTGGTGCGACTGGTCCTGCGGGTGCTACGGGGCCTGCCGGGGCTACTGGCCCCGCAGGAGCAACTGGTCCGACTGGAGCGACAGGTCCAGCGGGTGCAACTGGCCCGGCAGGTGCGACGGGTCCGACAGGTTCGACAGGTCCGACCGGAGCAACCGGTCCTGCCGGTGCAACTGGGCCTGCTGGAGCAACTGGTGCGACCGGGCCGCAAGGCCCCGGCTTTATCTGGCAAGGAACGTGGGCATCCCTGCTCACGTACAACGTTGACGATACCGTGTACTACAACGGGTCGTCGTACATCTGCATCGCGTCAAGCACCAACAACATTCCGTCATCGTCGCCGACGTTCTGGTCGCTCGTAGCCCAGCAGGGTGCGACGGGTGCGACGGGTCCGACTGGTCCTGCTGGCGGCACGGTTACAATCTACTCCGGCACGACCGTGCCCAGTTCTGGACTTGGCGTGGACGGCGACTTGTATTTCAAGTATTGAGGTGAACTATGCCCGACAATGTTGGATATACGCCCGGATCAGGAGCGACCGTCGCAGCCGACGAGATTGGCGGCGCGCTGCATCAGCGCGTCAAGATCGGTGTCGGGACGGATGGAACGGCGGTTGATGTCAGCGATACCAACCCGTTGCCCGTCGATGTTGGCACAAACAGCGGCTTGTCGATGCTGCTCACGCGGATGCTCGGCATGTTGCTGGCACCGCTTGGCTATTCGCGTGACTTGCAGAGATTCCGCAACACGGCGATTCTGGAAAGCGGAACCCTCACGACCTGCACTACTGTCACGACTGTCACGACCTGCGCAACTGTCACGGCTTGCACCAACGTCGTCAACCTCGGCGGTCTTAGTGCCGACCGTCTTGTCCTGAACCAGAACTATTCGGCATGGGCCTCAACTAATCGAGTAAGGATCACCTGACATGGCAAACACTTTCAAGAGGGGCATCGACCGCATGATGTGGGTGAGCAGCACTCCTGCTCCCAACGCCCACATTGCGCCAAACATGATGGTCAGCGACCTTCGCAACGACGTCAGCCGCAATCCGTTCATCTATAACCCCGCGTCGGCAGTAATCTTGAACCGCTACAACGTGATCACGAAGGGCTGGCACTTCGTCGGCAACCCCAACTTTCCGGCATTTGCCGCTGGTGCTGCCGCCGTCTTTGCTCCGTCATTCGGTTCGGTTGGCACGATTGCTGCTGGCGCAACCACGACAAGCATCCCGCTGACCACGGCTCTCGATACTGCCGTTGGCGTAAACATGCTGGCAAACCGTGGCGGCAGCGGCGACTACGGCTTCAAGGTTCGCATCATCGGATTCACGGCTGGAAAGGTTGAGGAGCGATTCATCGTCGGCAACACCGGCGGCACGACTCCGACGCTGCTGCTCGACAACGCCCTCACCTTCACGCCCACCAGCAGCGACCGCTACGAACTGATGGGTGGCCGCATGTTGTATCTCTCAAGCGGTGCGCCGACACTTGGATCGTGGAAGGCGTTCAACGCAATGACGAACTCCTTCTCAAACCGCGACCAAACGAACCTTCCGACTGTCGGAACGGACTCGTCGCTGGTTTGTTTGGATGAGCAATATGTTCCCTATGACTCAAAGCCGGGCGAGGGCATGATTGTTGGAGATGCAACGATTGATGGTCGCAAGGCGATCACGGCTACCGGATCTGCTGCCACCACGATTACTGGTCGTGCAGCCAATGCTGATTCTGCGGTCGTTGCCAATGAGTACCGCAACTTTCAGATTCGCATTGTCGAGGACACCACAACCCCAGCATCAGTTGGTCAGCGGCGAATCATCTCAAGCCACACGGCGGGACCAAGCCCGGTCTACACCTTGGGCACGGCATGGACTACCACTCCATCATCGTCGGCCAAGTTCGTGATCGAGTATCCCAACCTCGTCATCCTGCGTACTGCAACAACCACGGTCTATACCTACAACTACACCGATGCGACAATCAACAACGGCACGAACAGCATCAACGCAAATGCTTGGAGTACGACGTACTTTGCGGCAGCAGCCAACGCCGGTGCGTCGGGCATGATGTGGATGCCCGCATTTGGCATCAGGCCCGACACGGCCAAGAACTCACGGCACTCGCACCTGTTTTGCTGGCGAGGAACGTCAGCAAACCTTGATGTGTTTGATATTGCGAACGGCATCACTGGAACTTGGACCAACGCCATCGTGATCGACGGCGGCATCACGACTTCGGCACAGTTGAGTGGTTGCTACTCACCATTCGGCAGTGAAGGTCGCATGTTCTATCTGAACTCGTACGTCGCTTCGCAGGTCAGCCAAATCTTCAGGTTTGATGTGCAGAACCGCGTACTCATGCCGTACACGCCGACCGACGAAATCCAAGCGGGCACGGCAACTCTCGGCAACCGCATGGCGTGTTATGTGGCCATCGACGGCACCGACAAGTACGACATCGTGTTCCTCCAGTCGCATCTTGCGACCCGCACCCAAGAACTCATCCCGCTGGTGTGACCATGACCAACCAAGAACTCATCGAAGTGTTGCGAACTCGCTTGTCCTACTTGAGTGGTCAGATGGGTACTGCCGTCGCCATCGGAGATGTGAATCAAATCACATCCATACAGGCCGACATTGCCAAGGTGGAAGCGGACATCGTTGCTCTGCAAGCAGAAGGCTAAGCCATGCTGCTAACACTTCTGAGAAGCACTGGTGCGGGACCAGCGGTTGTTCCCTACATCAAGGTGTCGGGAACGTGGCAGTCGGCAACTGTCACGTACATCAAGGTGTCTGGAACTTGGCAAACGGCAACAGTCTTCTACAAGGTTAGTGGTGCTTGGTTATGAGCAACAACTGCTGCGGAAAGACGAGAAGGCTTCTTGCGTCAAACGCAACCGGAAGCATCTCTTCCGTATCAGTGGACGCTCCGGGCAAGATTCAGAACCTTGTCTGCTGCGAGAAGCCAGCACATCCGCCTAAGCAGGAACTCGTAGTCAACTGGAAGAGAAAAAGGGCCTTCCTTCTTAGCACCATTCCCGTTGGGTATGGCTATTCGTCATTCTCGACTGGTGGTCAAATTTCAATTTCTGGTCCACCAAAGCCCGGAGATGATGCAACGATTCGTGGAGGTAGAATCATTGAGCCGCCACCACCGCCACCACTTGGTCCTCCAGATGTGGCACCAATACCGGGTGGCGGATCAGTAGACTAGCAGTTAGCGCAGCACCGCGCTAACTGAGAAAGGAACACATGGCAGGTCGCAAGTTCGCACTCAATACTGGAGCAGTCCCTCTGACTGCGTCCCAAACCGTACACCTTGTCGGTGTCAAGTCCCCGTCCACTCATGGCATCATCCTCACCGCGATGGAGGTGTCGTTTGAGGGTGCTGGCGGTGCCGCCACCGAGAAAGCCGTCAAGATCGAATACTGCACCTGCGATACGGACGGAACGGGAGCAGCAGTTACCGTTGTCAATGCTGATCGTCAAGATGACGGAAGCCCCGCCACCACGGCAAAGCAGGCTTACACCGTTGCCCCCAGTGGCAGCGTGGTCGTGATCCGCACCAAGTACACTGACGCGAACAAGGCCGATGACTCGTTCCCCGGAGCGATTCGCCTCAAGGCCAACGAAGTGTTCTTCATTCGCCTGACTGCCCCTGCTGGTCTTACGACTGTCAACGCAGCGGCTTTTGTCGGAGGTGACGAGTAATGCCCACTCTCGGCTTGTCCAAACTTGGTGCCATCAATCGGATGGCGTGGTGGACCAACCAACTCAGTTACGCGGCACTCGACACTGGCGGCACTAGCGATGCTGGCCGAGCAGAGGAAATGCTCGATCAGGTCACGAAGGAAATCCTTGCTGCCGGGTTTGAGTTCAATGTGTACCGTGGCCGTGAGTACACGCCCACCGGCACGCCGTTCAAGATCACGCTGGAAAGCACCGTGCTGGCCGTGTGGGGTGCCGGTCGCCATGCCTACCGCCACTTCGATGCCGTCAATGGTTTCGTGTTTGACATCGACCGATACAGCAACGAGTTTCCCGATGCCACCAACATCTGCCTTGATGTGGTGTACGGGTCTGCGACTTGGGATGACATTCCCCCCGTAGTGAAGGAATACATCGCTTGGGTGTCGTGCCGCAAGTGGACGCAGATCAACAACGGCGATCCGCAGCGTGACGCTTGGTTGATGGAACACATCCTTGGTGCGGCCCGCGCCGCACGCCCGTTGACCCAACTTCCCGGTCATCAGATTCAGACTGCTCAGCCGTTCGTGGCGATGCAGCAGAACAAGGGACAGCAATGAACAAGCGAGAAATCAGGCTTCCGATTCAGTTGATGCACACTGGCATCTCTCAGCAGCCTGAAACCATTCGCTTGCCTTCGCAGGTTCAGGACGCGACCAACATCGACTTCACGGTTGAGCATGGTGCCAGCAAGAGGCCGTTTACCAAGTTCTACCACAAGTTGTCGCCAACTCCGTCGAGTGGAAGGGACGTTCGGCTTCATGCCGTTGAGCGTGACGAGAACGAACGCTATCTCATCATGTACGGAGATGGCAATGTTCGCGTCTTTCAAGAGATGGGCGTGCAGCCTCCGGTCGTTGTCGAAGCCGTCGTGACCACCAGCGGCGATGCGTCAACGTACTTGGCATCGGGCAGTGCTGATGGCAAGAACATCATCCCGGTGACAGTCAACGACTACACCATTTTGACCAACAACAAGGTCGCAACCGGGCTGTTGACTTCAGCGTCCTACTCCGTGTCTGAGAACTACAAGACATACGGAGAGATGATTAGCCACATTCAGGATAATGACACCTACGCCAAGACTGCTGAAGACGATGATCTTGACGCGCTTGGTTACTACAAGTATTCAAGTGGCTCGCAGACGTTTGGATATTCCAACAGCAAGACTCACACATTTGGTTCTAACTGGTATGCGCCGGGCGGCGACTGGGATACTTCATCTCACAATCCGATGGGATTCAGGGTTGGATTCCAGCGATTTGCAATGGTGATTGCCGGTGGAACAACCGCAGCGTCGGGTTCAGACTGGACTCTTACCAGCACCGGAGCGTTCACTTCCTATACCTTTCAGTCTGGCGACATGATCTATGTGACTGGCGGAACAGGCATTACCGCTGGTTGGGCCATCATCAAGTCACGCGACTCCAACAATCAAATCACCATCACGCCAAGGGGATCATGCGTGATTGCCGCCGCCGCGAACGTCACGACCAATGGCATTGGCATTGAAGTAGATGTGATCGAGAACTTCGATTCTGCACTTGGCAATCAAGCAACCACAATGGAGGAAATTGCCAAGCGTTTTGAGAAATCCATGCAGAAGGCCGGTGCCACCAACGCATTGCTGAACTGGAACTACAACGGTGGTTCTGGATACTTTGAAATCGTCAGCCCGTACAAGGGCAATGATTCGGTTGTGAGAAGCGTGCTGTCTCCCAACTACGGAGCGGCTACACACATCTATTCGTTGATTGATTCCAATCGCCCGTTCCACAACTTCTTGAGTTTCACCAACGTAGCCGGTAGTGGCACTCCTACCACTACGCAATCGCCTTCATCTCGATGGACGCGAGTACCGGCCCCATCGCAGCCGCAGGCTCGGCCTGATCCGACCAAGATGCCTGTGCAGTTGGTTCGCAACTATTTCGGCTTTATCAACAAGTCGATCTCGACCACGGCGGCAGGCACGCCAACCACTATTACTTCAAACAATCATGGCCTGACCACCGGGCAGACCATCGTGATTTCAGGCAACAGCATCCCGGCCCTGAACGCAAGCCATGTGGTCACGGTGCTAACGGTCAACACGTTCACCGTTCCGACGACTACCGCAAGCGGCGGAACTGGTGGCACGTTCTACGCCCGAGCAGGATTCACTTGCTCGACCATCGACTGGAACAGCAGGCTGTCAGGCGATGAACTGAACAACCCGGCCCCGCAGCCAATCATCGACGGCCAGACCATTGCCGATGTCGCGTTCGTGGAAAACAGGATGTGCATTGCCATGGGGCAGTACCTCGTTCTGTCTCAAACGGACGATCTCTTCAACTTCTACGCCACTACCTACAACAACGCAGTTGATTCTGACCCCATCGTGGCACCGCTCGCCACCAACCACGTTGTCAACTGCAAGTACATCACGCCGTACCGTGACGCGATTCTGGTCTGGACGTTCAACGGCGAGCATGTTGAATTTTCTTGGGACGGCATTCTTGCGCCGACCACTATCAGAACTACGCAGATTGCCCGCTCTCAAACGTGGTCAACTCGTCCGGTTCGCGTTGGCGAGTTCGTGTACTTCAACTCGGAGCGAGGAAGTTACGCGGAAATCAATCAGTACGTCTACGACGATGTTGTCGTTCAAAACGTCTTCACTTCAATCACGACGCATGTGCCGACGCTTGTTCCTCTCACCATCAGAAGCATGTCCTCGGTCGATGCCGAAGGTGCGTTGCTTCTGCTGCCTGACGATTCCAACAAGTTGTACGTCTACCGAAAGCACTTTAGCGGCAACACCCAAGATCAATCGGCTTGGACCAAGTACCAGTTCGATGCGTCGTATCGCATCGCTGGCATGGCTCCAATCAGGAACGCGGTCTACCTGCTCATTCAGACCGGAAGCGAGTACACCATCGACTGCCTTGTGTACGAAGTACCATCGGACACCTTCTAATGGCAACTGGCAAATACATCGTCTATCTCGACAGGCGGGTTGAGTTGACGGGAGTGTTCTCTGCTGGCACGACAACTTGGACTCTTCCGTTCACAGACTCGACGCTCAACTGCATCGTCCCCAGTTTTACTCTTGGTGCCGCTATTGATGGAGATCCCGTCACCCCGACCACCAACACCGGAACGACCATCACCAAGACTGGAGACTACTCCGGCGGTATCTGCACCATCGGCAGAACCTATCAATCACAAATGCTCCTGTCCAAACCAACGGTTCGTGGTGAACAGAACATGACGATGCTGGCTCCACGGTTCTTGGTTCGTGGGCTCAACATCTTTCATCGCAGGGCTGGTTCATACTCGGTGCGTCTGTCTCGCGGCCTGACATCATTCCCCAGAAACTTCACCGCAGCAGGCCCGATGTATGTGCAGAACAACAGCGTGTTCACGGCTAGGTTGCCGGGCAATCCAGACCGTGAGGTGTGGTACATTGAAGACTCGACAGCAAAGCCGATGGTGATTAGCGGCATTGACTGGTTCGGAGATTATGGCGAGGTGTGCCGATGACTGGCGTTGAAATTGGATTGGCAATCGGACTTGGCGCGTTGAGTGCCGGTGTTGCTGGTGCTAGTGCCTCTCAGCAAAACAGGGCTGCTCGCCGGGCCGCTGAATCGGCTGGTACGGCAGCAGGCGTTCAGGCTCGACAGGTTGCTGAAGCGAGTCGATTTGAACAGTTGAAGGCAGCAAGAGAGGCTGAACTGGTGAGGGGCAGGATGCGGGTAGCCGCTGCTGCCGCTGGCATTGCTCCTGATGTTGGCGTGTTCTCCGCTCTTGCCCAGCAGGAAGCGTTCGATTACGCCATCAATCAATCTGTCATGAAACAGAATGCTCGCAATCAGATTGCGTCGGTTCTCTCTGGTGGTGCCGCCAACATTGCACAGATCAGGTCGCAGATGCAGAACCCATTGCTATCTGGTATTAGTGGTGCCATTCAGGGCGCGCAGACCGGCTTGGCTATTGGTGGTGCGGTTGGATCGCTTGGTTCAACTGCTGGTGCAGCAAATGTTGGCGGTGTTGGCGGGGCACCTTCATACGGCGGACAATTTGCTCCGGGTTCTGGAAGCGGATTTGGACCCGGCGGTGGATTTATGATCGCTTGACTTAGCGCAGCACTGCGCTAACTGGAAAACACAACATGAGCCAGTTTCAGACTTCTGGACCCAATCCTCAGTACGGCACCCGCAGAGGCCCAGTAACGCAGGTTCCTCGTACCGGCATCACTGGATCACTTGTCTCTCCCGGCTTGGCAGCAATGCCCATTGACGATCGTGGTGCTGTCATGGCTCGTCAGATTCTCAATGTGATTGGTGGCGTTGGCGAGACTGCTGGCATGGTTGGCCGGATGCAGGAAGCCCGCAACCGCGAGCAGATGCAAATCGCCAGAGAGCAGCAGATGGAAGAGCAGTCGTTCGCCAGAGAGCAGAAGGCAGAAGAGCGTCAGGCGCAGATGGAGCAGCGGGCCATTGAAGCGGCAGACAAAGGTACTGGCGCACAGATGGCAAACAACAACGAGTTGAGGTTCGTCGATCAGATCAGGAAGGGTGAAGTTGTATTCGACAAGCCTGAAGATGCCGTCGCTGCTTGGAGATCAAGGGGTGAAGAACTTCAGTTGAATCCAAGTCAAATGGCTGGTTGGATGGCTGGCAGTCAACGATTTATTGCCGAGTCGTATGACTTCAACAACCGCAAGACCGCAGAGGCTCAAGTGTCTCTTGCCGAGAACTACAAGGCCGCTGTCATTAGTGGAGAACTGGCTCCTGAACAGGCCAAGGTTCTTGCCGGATTTACATTTACCAAGCAAGGTGTTGTTGACCAAAACGCCGTTGACAGGTTCTTCCTTGATGTTGCCAAGGACGCATCAATCAATGGCAACGAGAAACTTCTCAATGATGCGTCATCGCAGTTGAGCGATCAGAATCGCTATGTTCCTGAACTTGATAAGGCCAAGGAAGAGATCAAGCGGTTCCGCAACAATCAAGAGAATGCAATCAACATTTCAGGCTGGGACATTTTCTACACTGGACTCAACAACAACATTCCCACTTCTCAGATGCTCGATCTTGTAAATGACCTTGAGAAGAAGGGTGTCAATCAGCAAAACATCTTCAGGATGAAGGATGCGATTGCCGACAAGCAACGAATCAATCAGAACGAACTCATCAAAATGAGGGTCGAAGCGGCCAAGGTTGATTTCTTCAACAAGACAATCGAGCGGAACTTCGCTGATACCGCAACCAACAGCGGATACAACATCAAGGACGAAGAGATCGTTCTTGAAGATGGTACAACCTTCAAGGTGACCAAGACCGAAATTGAAAAGTCATTGGTTCAACGCAAGCAGCAGGAACTCATCTCTCAGTATCCGGCATCGCCCGATCAGCAACTTCTTGGGTTGGTTGATTGGTCGGGCAACAACGGCATTTCGTTGGAAGATGTCAAGAATCGCTTCAAGGCAGGTGCGGCATCAATCAATGCTGACACCGAAACACTTCCGCCCATCGCGGCAGAAGCCTACAGAACATTCAAGTTGATCCAAAACAACAATCCTAACTACATTGATCGTCTTGACATCGGCAATCAAAGTGCCCTGAATCTGTATGAGACTGCTTCCATTCTTGAAGAGAACGGGATTGCAAGAAACAGTCTTGAAGCACTCAAGATGGCGACTCAATATCGTGATCCCAAGAGCATCTTGCGTACAACCAAAGAAGAGTCTGAGAAAATCCAGAGGTTGGTTGAAGCCGAGATTGGGTTGCCGAAAAACAGCGGCGTGATTGCCGGTGTCACACTCAAGTCGTTGCCCATTGTGTTCACCGCAACTGGTGGCAATGTTGAGCAAACCGCCAACATCCTTGCTAGAAAAACTCGGAACATGGTTGGAAAGGCTAACGACCTGTATACGCCACTCGACGATACGATCAGCAGGGTGTCATACGACAACTGGCAGGGCATCACCGACATTCTTGCCAATGAATGGATCAGTAGCAGGGGCCTTGAAAAGGATGCGAAGCGCGACAGTTTCTATCTGGTGAAATCATTTGGGAACAACTATGTTCTTGCCGACTCGGTGACAGGAACAAGAGTTGGTGCTTCGCTTACCAGTCAGCAGATCAATGAAATTGGAAAGCGGGCATCGCTCAACAAAACGAAGATGATGGTTGAGATAGGAAGGATGCGAAGGGAAATGGGAGATGTTCCTCCCGGCGGCGGAATGACGGCTGAATAAGACAGGAATCAACATGAGCCAAATCCTTGCGAACGTCGGCAGCGTTGAAGAACTCAGCAAGCCGTCGATTGCCGAAGAGCAACTTGCAGCAATCAAGAATCGCAGGTTGATGGATGAGCAGCAGAAACTTGAAAATGCAGACAAGAGCATTTTCGGTGCTGCACTGGACTTTCCGGCCACTTCATATCTCACCACTGCATTTGAGAGCAGCCGATTTCCCAATGATCCGACATTCAGTTTCACGCCGGAAAGGTTGCTTCAGTATCAGAAGGACTACGACCTCAACGACAACGAACTTCAGGCGATTGCATCGGCAAGAAGCCAAGATCAGGCTGACTTCCTTGCGTTGGAATACACGCGAAGAAACGAAAGCCGCCGAGTTCTTGAATCGGCTGGATGGACTGGTATCGCTGCACAACTTGCCGCTGAAGTTGTGGACCCGGCCAACATCATTATCATGATGGCTAGTGCTGGCCTGACTGTTCCGGGCAGGGTCGCCACGTTTTCCAATCTTGTCAGGAACGGCTTGGTGAACGCCGCTCCTATGGCTGCCGTCGAAGAGTTCAAGGCTTCGATGGACCCCAACATCACTCAGGATCAAGTTCTCAAGAACGCATTGGGCGGCGGCCTCTTTCAGATCGGCGTGTCTAGGTTCGCCAACGCCAAGTGGTATGGCAGGGCACTGGCTGGCGGCATCGGCATGGCAACCCCATCGGTTGCCGTCGATTACATGAATGGAGTGGAGACTGCCGAAGCCCTCAAGATGGCCTCGATTCAGTTTGCCTTCGGCGGTATCTTCGGTGGCATTTCTCCAAGAGATACCACTGTCGCAAATCGTGCTGTTACCAACATGGCGAAGGACGCAACCAAGGTTCACTTGGAGTTGCCTCCACCCCCAAGCAGGGTCATCGTGCCTGATGCAATGCCTGACATGCCTCCGCATCTAAACGAGAATGGCTATGCATTGCTTGTCGATACGATGACGGAGAACGAGAAGAACGTCTTCGCGTTGATTTTCTCGTACAAGCACGATGTTCCAGAACGATTGGTCGAAGCACTTGCTGGACCCAATACGGTTACTGGAACTGGTGGTTTGACTGGATTGAGGACTAAGTACAACCAACTGATGGAGGTTGAGGGCCTTACGCCAATGGCCGCAATCTCTCGCATTGCACTTGAGTTGCAAACGGTTGAGTTCGGGCAGGCGTTGGATTTGATGCCAAGAACGCCAAGTTCAAGGCCATTGATTGGATTGCCTGCGCCAAAGGAAAGAGTTTTCACTGTCAACGAGGCTGGTCTTGTTGAACAACAGCCAATGCCTGTTTCCGTCAACTACAGAGGATTCTCGCTTGCACCAGATCAGATGTCAGGCAATGAGAAGAACGCCTTCGCATTGATCTTTGGGTTCAAGCGTGACATGCCTCAAAATGTTCAGGAGGCAATCAATCAACTTGGTGGAGGCGAATTTGTAAACCGCCTCAGGATGAAGTTCTTCTCATTGCAGCGTGGCAAGGATGGAAAGAATCCTCTTGGGGCTCTTCAAATTGTTGCCAATGAACTTCAGAATCTTGAAGTTCGTCCATCTCAATTTGTTGGCGGTTCACCCCAAATCATTCTTGTTCCAACACCAAGGCCAGCATTGCCTCCGGGCGGCATCCGAGTCGGGCCTATTCCTGAACCAAGGGGAAGATGGCAACCTCGCGTAATCGAGATGCCCAGTGTTCTTGAACTGGAAGGCAAGGTTCGCGGGCAGGGCGAACAGACCATTCCGGCCAACCTGAATGATCGTGAGTTTGCCGTTGTCCAAATGGTTACCGGCATTGGTATTCCCAATCCGATCATCATGGAAATGGCTTCTCAGGCATTGGGGGTTTCGGAAGATCGCGTCCAGACCATCATCCGAAACAGGTTTCAAGCGCAACTCAATCGCGGCTACAAGCCCAATGAGATCATTCGTCAACTTGGCGAAGAGTTCGGTGTTGTCAAGGTTCGTATTGAACCGCCCGAACAGCCGATTGACATTGTTGCAGTTCAGGAAGCACCTGATGCCGCCGAGGTCATTCGCAGGGAGTTGGCGACCGAGTCTCTACTTGCCACTCAGCGTTCTCGCACGGATCGCAACTCCAACCTTCTTGAAGACACGCTTGATGAAGGTGGCGATTCACTTGCCGTCTTGACTCAAAACGGTGCCGTCCCTGCTGGCATTGAGGGCATGAACACTCTTACTGATGGTGGCAGTACGCTGCTGTCTTTCAAAAACATTGTCGCTCAGGTGTTCAGCGAGTTTCAAGAGTTGAACGCAGCCCGCGTTGCCAAGGGATCAAATCCATTCACCGACAAGAAGTTGGAGAACATGCTTGGCAAGGTTATTGAAGGCATGTCCAAAGAAGACAAGGCTCTCATCATTGCCTTTGCCAAGAACAATGGCGAGTTTGATGGGTTGTCTGAAAAGCAACTGCGTGCTATTGCCGAGGCTGCTGGCATCAAGGAATCCAAGATTGATGGCAAGACCGCCAAGCAACTTGCCAAGGTGTTGAATGATGAAGTCGCGGTTGAGACTCCGCGTGCCCAACGCAAAAGGATTCAGCAACTTGCCGATGCAATGACTGGTGGCACCACGCTTCAGATTCCCGAAATCACTGGAGCGGGCCAGAGGTTGGTTGACATTGACAAGTTGGGACAGGATGCAGCCGCACGGCTCAGGGAACTCAACGAGCCCCGCGTCAAGGCTGGCAAGAATCCCCTTGGCTTGAAGAAGGCGACAAGGATTGCAGAAGACCTTGGTGCCGGTGATGACACGGAAGTTGTTGCTCGATTGGCGATGGCTGACAACGACTTGACCAAGTTGAACTTGGAACAGTTGAAGTCCATTGCCAAGCGAGCGGGAATCAAGCCTCAAGCCATGAGGAAGATGGATGAGGCCGCAGTCATCAAGATGATTCAAGACGAACGCAATGCGGTCAGGGCTGCTCGTACTGCTGAACCTACCGCGATTCCTGCCACGGAGCCGCAGGTGATCGCGTCCACTGGCATCTTGTCAAAGGCCGAAGAGGTTGGCGACAGGTTGATTCGTGATGGCCTCAACAAGTTGAAGGGCTTTGGAACCAGACTGCGAAGCGGTGTTGATCCAGAAGAAATCACTGCGGCAGTTCAGGTGCTTGTTGGCACCGTCTTGAAGTTTGGTGCCAAGGGTCTTGCCAAGGCCGATGTCATCATCCGCATGACAATCCAAAGAGACATGCCAAGTCTTGTCGGACAAACTGACAAACTTGTTGCTCTTGCCAAGGCCGCTCTCGCCAGCGGCAAGAACGCCAATGGCGAGTTTGATGTCAACACCTTCGTCAGCAATGCCAACGCTGCTCAGGCTGCCAGTGGTGCCGTCACCGTTGATTCCAACCGTGGATACGACGGCTTCTACCCAGACATGGAAGAGAAGGGCATGTCGTTCTTGGGTGCCAAGTGGGTGCCGAGGCTTGGCAAGAGACTGCTCTATCCGTTCGCACATCTCATGGGTGCAAGCGTTGATGATGATGTTCGCATCCTTGGTGCTGCACTTGTCACCGACTTCATTCCGAAGCATGTCAATGGTGTGATTCAGACTGCACGCGAAGGTGCGTATCAGTGGGTCACATCCAAGGTCGAGGCGACTCAAGCCTTCTTCAAGGTCACGGTCAACGATTTGTATCAGAAGTACGTCAAGGAGGCTCAGGCATCCAAGGTTCAGCCGATGACTCAGGAAGAGTTCAGAAGGCAGATTGCCTACGCAGCCCGCCGTCCTGATGACAAAAGTTTCTCACCGGCCATTCGTCAAGCGGCGGATTCCTTCCGAGCCACCGTCAAGCGGACGCTTGTCGTGATGGCGAAGCACAAGGTTGCCGGTGCCGAAGAAGTTCTCAAGAACATGGACGATGATTGGGTAAGGCGTATGCCCGACACCAATCGCGTCATGCAGTTGCGTGACAAGTACGGTGCCGAGTTCATCAACGAGATGGTGTACCAGAGCATCATCAAGGCCGGAAGCAGCGACAAGGTTCGCCGGGCCATTGCGGATGCTTGGGTGCAGAACGCACTTGGCATTGGTGGTGGAAGTGCGCACCTCAACATGAGCCCTCAAACGCTCTATGAGCGTGTCAAGGCCATCCTTCCCAACGCCAGTGACAAGGACTTGCGTGAAATCAAGAACGCCTTGCTGCCCGGCAGCGACAAGGACATTCAGATTGGTGCCCTCAGGAACCGAATCTGGATGGATGAAACCAAGGTGCATGTGGCACCTAATGGCGACAAGTTGACACTTGAGGAACTTCTCGTCAACGACATCGACATCTTGATGAATCGCATTGCCCACACCGCTTATGGAGCGGCGGCTGAGCAAGCAATCCTCTCTGACTTTGGTGCCAAGATTGGTCAGGAGTTCACTAGCAGCGACGACATCATTCGCTACCTCAAGGGCAAGTTTGCCCGCGAGGGATACAGCGGCAGCGTCGATGACATGAACGATGACATCGCCAACCTTGAGATCGGCTTCAAGTTGGTGAGAGGCTATCCAGTTCACACGCTTGACCCCAAGGTCAACTCGTACTTGGCAGCGGTAAGGAACATGAACTTCATTAGTTCAATGTCCAACGTGGCATCTGGCATCACGAACTACATGGAAGTTGGCAGCGGTGCTACGCAGGCTGGTGTCAACTACTTCTTCCAGACCTACCCAGAAGCCACCAGAATCTTCAAGGAGATCGTGATTGACAAGCAGATTGACAGCAAGATGGCAAGAGAGATGGTGGCGATGGGATTCGGTGTCAACAGGGTGAACCGCAACCTTGGCGTTGATATCGCACATGCCGGTGTTGTTTCATCGACTCTTGAGCGGTTCACCGCCAAGGGTGCAAGGCTTGCGTCGGACATCAGCCTTCAGTCTTTCGGACAAGACCATCTTGAGTTGGCGACTGCGATGGGGTTGCAGCAGAACCTCATTGACACCGCCATGACATCTGGCAAGATCGACTTCAGCGAGTTCAAGACCCGTGCCATGGGCTGGACCGACGAGGATGTCGGCATCATCATGCAGCAGTTGAAGAAGCACGCCGACCAGACTTCTGAAGGCGTGTGGGCCGCGAACCTTGACAAGTGGGATGCCGATGCGTCAACGCAAGCGTCGAAGTACGCTTCCGGCATTCGCATGACTGTCAACCGTGCCATCCAGAAGAATGACCGCAGCCAGTTGCCATTGTGGTTCGATGGGCCGCTTGGCAAGATCGCAATGCAACTCAAGACGTTCAACTATCAGGCCACCACTAACAAGTTGGCCTTCAACCTCAAGGGCATCTCCAATGGAGATATGACCTACGCCCACGACATGGTTGCATCGTCAATCATGGCCGGGTTGGGATTCACTGGTGCCGTCTATGTTCGATCAATGGGCATGGAAGAGGAAACCAAGCGTCAGTACTTTGAAGACAACCTGACCATGGGCAGGGTGCTGAAGGCTGGGTTCAGCAGGGCTTCTTGGTCAGGCTTTGTTCCGTCAACGGTTGATACGGCCATGAGTATGATTGGTGAAGCCGAAGTCTTCTCCGGCATGAAGAACAGCACGGACATCGGCAATGTTGTCACTGGCAACATGACCTTCCAGCAAGCCCTTGCAGTTTCCAAGATTCCCAAGGCGTTGAGGCATTGGGCACATCCCGACGAGTACGTCACTCAACCAGACATGAAGGCGTATGCCAAGGCGTTCTGGATGCCCAACATTGTCTTCATGAGGAACTACTTCAACCAACTGATTAGCGACCTGCCCAAGCGTCAACCGCAACCCGTTGAAGAAGAGCAGTGAGTTAGCGCAGTGCTGCGCTAACTGAAAAGGACACACCATGACCATCAAGCAGCAACTTTCAGACGCACTCGATCAAGCCCTTCTTGACTGCATCAAGAATGGGCAGGTGGTGACAGACGAGAACGGAAACCCAGTCAAGATCAGCCCTTCAGCCAAGATGCTTGAAGTAGCCATCAAGCGTCTTTCTCAACTCGGTCTTACTTGTGAGATCACCTCTACAGGTAGACAGGCAGAGATCATCAGAGAACTGAGAGAGAAGGGCATGAGATTTCGTGCTTTACCTCCCATAAGTGAGGGCGAGGAAAGAGATAGTGAGAATAGAATAACTGCATGATTTCAGACAATGACATTCTGGCTTCATGCGAGAAGCCCAAGTCAGAGAGTGAAGCCAATCAGTTCCTCGTCAAACTGATTGAGTCCTATGAGTTTTTCATCAGGGCTCTCTGGTATCCCATTGGCAGTTGGAAGGTTGCTCCTCTGGATACAGCAGAGATTGACGCAATCAACTACATGCAGCATGGACCACAGAAGCGTGGAGTCATTGGCTTCAGAAGCATTGGCAAGACTCACTTCATCACTGGTGGTCTTGCAGCATGGTACTTGCTAAGAGATCCCGACAAGAAGATTTTGATCGTGTCCAAAACGCTTCCAGAAGCGCGCAAGACCGTCAAGATGATTAGGGCGTGGTTTCAGAACATCTGGTTCCTTCAGCACCTTCAGCCCAACAAGCAACTGGGTCAGACAGACTCGTTGACAGAGATCGAGTGTGGGCCAGCCAGAGACAGCCGTAACCCGTCCATTACCGCCGTAGGCATCACAGGCCAACTGCCCTCCAAGCGTGCCCACATCGTCATTGGCGATGACGTAGAGACTGCGGAGAACACCAAGACTCCAGAGGCCCGTGCTGAGTTGATGAACACCCTGACCGAGTTCAGGGCCATCTCATCCTATGGCGACCAAGAGATCGTCTTTGCCGGGACGTACCACAACGAAGACAGCGTTTACCCCAAGTTGGCGAAGAAGGGGTATGAGTTCATCACGATCCCCAAGGTCTACCCCACGCTTGAAGAGCGTGACGGAATCCTGAACCTCGCCCCCTCTCTTGCCAAGCGGCTCGATTCCGGCCTCGCCAAGCCCGGAGACATCACATGCCCGCTGCGTGTCACGAAGGACGACATCGTTGCTGACAAGGCAGAAGGCTTCCGGTACTGGTCCATGCAGTGCATGTGCATGATGAACTTGGGCCAGACCAACCGCTACCCCCTCCGGCTCAAAGACCTCATCGTCCAAAGCGTCGATACGTTCAAGGCTCCTGTCTCCATTACTTGGGGAACCAAGGACCACAACGGCTCCACTCGCTGCCCCATTCCCGCCCTTGGCTTGGGCGACGATGCGATGTACGGCCCAGTCATGGTGGATGCTCACTGGTCAGCCTACGAAGGCCCTACGCGGGCTGCAATCGACCCTGCCGGTAGGGGTGACGATCGCACCGGCCTTGCCATTGCAGCCTCCCTAGCGGGCATGGTGTGGGTCAAGGCAGTTCACGGTCTTGAAGGTGGTGCCAGCGAAGAGCGATTGACAGAACTTGTCAGCCTGCTTCGTCGCCACAACGTCCGTGAAGCACTGCTTGAAACCAACAACGATGTCTACGGCGCGTACCAGTCCATGCTTCAGAACATCATTCAGAAGCATGTACTCAAGCCAAACCAAGATCCCTTGTACCCCAAGGGCTGGAACTGCTCAATCAAGACGATTCACTCCACAATGATGAAGGAGACACGAATCATCCAGACTCTTGAGCCCATCATCTCTGGTCACAGGTTGGTTATTGATCCTTCCTGCTTGCAACCAGAAGAAGATGAAATGGAGAACGAACTCCAATTTCAGTTGACGAGGATCTGCAATGAACGCAACTGCTTGCGTGAAGACGGCAAGATTGACGCATTGCAGATGGTGGTAGGCAGCCTTGTCAACTCTACCAAGCGTGATCCGTTCTCTGCTGCTGGCAAGGCAAGGGAGCGTGATGGCAAACTCTTGATGGCAGACATGATGCGTCGTGAGGGTGCCGTGATTGAAGAGCCGTCTTGGATCAGGCATCTCAGTTAGCGCAGTGCTGCGCTAAGTGCCCCCCCCCTAGAAAATTTTGCCGGGGATTTGGGTGGGTCGTCATTGCGTCGCCCGCGTGGCCGCACCCCCCCGTGGGGGGGGTGGCCGACCCCGTGGGTACGACCGGGCGACCGGGCGACCGCACGGCTGCGCGATTCCGCACATTCGCATCGGTTGGTCCGATTCGATTCGGTCATCCGCATCGGTTTGTCCGGTTTGAATCGGACGGGATTGTCCGATTCTGCCTGCTTTTCGGATGATCGTATCCGATTGAAGTTAGCGGTCGCTAACTTGGGGGCCGACGTTAGCAACCACTAACTTCCCTTCCCAAGTTAGTAGGTACTAACTCCCCCCAGTGTAAGTTAGCACCCACTAACCTACCCTCCCCCCCAAACCGAACAAACTCCGTATGTGGATAGTATGTGGATAACCTACCGTCCGATAACAAGAATCTTTGCAAACCGACTGCATACTGTATTGACAGGGGGGAGTGTGACCGACTAGACTCTGGGGGGGTGGTCGGTTTCAACGGGGGCGCACGTTGCGCCCGCACCCGACCCACCCTTACCTAACAGGACCCTAACGGGTCAAGGATATCACCATGGCTGGAAAGACTCGTCGCCGTTCCGTTTCGCCCACCGCCGCTGACGTCGCGCTCGCTAGCGTTGTCGCCCCTGTGGCCCCTACGCTCGCTAGCATCGTCGCCCCTGCGGCCCCTGCGGATCCCATCCGCACCCAAGTTTCCCAACGGGAAACTACGCTGCCTTCGACGTTTCACGGGCCCCGCGGAGTCGATTTCAAGGGGATGAGGCTTGCGGAAGCGCGCTCGTCGGTTGCAAGCGCGGCCGCGCTTCAGGCGTTCCATCGGTCGATCGTTGCAACCGTGAAGGCGAGCGGGTTGAACGATCGGGATTTCTTGGATGCCTACCACCGCTATTGCCTTGCGGCAAAGGCAAGCGACCCTAACGGGATCTGCGCGTCGTACGACCGAACGGAGCCTCGTCTCCCCGCATGGATTTCCAAAATGCGGAAGGCTCTTGACGCCTACCCCGACGCCATCACTACTGCAGAGGCCGGTGACGACTATCGGGATGTTCTCGCGGGAAGGCCCCCCCGTTCCAAGGCCCCCAAGGGGGAAGGAACGGCCGATGACACGTTGAAAATGCTGCTGTCACTGGTCAAAACGTACCATACCCGCGGCGGGGATCTTGAAACGCTCGTGACCAAGATCGACGAGCGGTGGAACGAAATCAGGGGATAACTCCCCTCCCCTCCCCTCCCCTCCCCTCCCCTCAAACCCCCTCCCCGCATCGGGAAACCGATGCGGGGGGTTTCGGTTCGGGAAACCGAATCGTCCCGCAAATGCAAGTTTCTCACTGAGAAACTTACGGGCGTGTCGCCCGTGCGGGTGTCACACCCAGTTAGCGCAGTGGTGCGCTAACTCAAACGGCCAAGTTTCTCACTGAGAAACTTGGCACCACGAAAGGTGCATCGCATGTTCCGCATCATCTCCAATATCGTCGCTTCGTTCGTCCGCCACGCCAGCATCGCCCAGCGTCTTGACGACGCTGTGTCGTTCGCTGACGGCCAGTGCGAACTGGTGGCCAACCTGCAATCGGAGTTGTGCTGCGTCTATCGGCGCGCCGAGGAACTTCTCGCGGATGTTAGGGTCAACCAACTTCAGGTCGAGGAGTTGCTCGATTACTGCGACGTTATCAAGGGCGACAACGCCGCCCTGCGGGCCGAGCGCGACGCGCTCCTCGCGGCGACCACGCAGAGCCACAGAGATACGTATAACAAAATGCTGGACGCATGCGGTCAAGTCGAGGTGATGAGTCACGAACTCAGAGTTCTCAATCTTGATCGAGATGCGTACAAGGATGCCCACGAAGTTATCGCAAGCGACAACGCCGCTCTGCGGCGATCACTGGCTGAGATGCGGGCCGAGCGCGACGCGCTCCGCGCGGCGGCCACCAACCAACGCGCTGCCGGATACGACTGCGACCCGTACGACGGGCTCTCGCCCGCCGACCGCTAACTTTCTCACTGAGAAACTACGCACCCACGCTTACCAGCGTGCGTGCGCATTCGACTCGACCGATGCGTGTGCATCGGCTTGTCAACATCCGCCCGCTGACGCGGGCATACGAAAGGTGCATCATGAACGAACGTCTGGAAATCGCGTGTCGGCTGATGGCTGCGGCCATCACTGCCCATCCCGATACGTCAGATCAGAACATGACGGAGCGCGTCATCCCGCAGAGCATCAAGTACGCCGACTCGCTCATTCGCGCGGAGAGCGTGGTGCAAAGCGACGACCGCAGCGTTGCTTTGTGGGTGTGGTGGCGCGGGGCTTATCTCCGCATCATCGTGCCCCGCGACGGGGAAGTGAAGTTGGCGCACAGCCATGCCCACGACGAGGGCTATCACCACGAGGAGGAGACGTATACATTGGAGGGCGAGTTCGTCATCTGCGTCCACATGACTGACGGATCAGATTGCGACGGTCGCCTGCAACACTTCTCCAAGCACCGATGCCACATCAGCGTACTGGAATTTTCCCCATCCGATGAGCCCGGATGCGGCCACATCTGGACCCCCAACTGGCAGAAGATTTCCGGATCTCAAAGAGATCACCGCGCCGAAGAGGCCGGGTACTGATCTCAGTCCAACTGAAATCGCCGCACGCCCGCTGACGCGGACGACGCGGCATTAGTCACGGCTGATGCGTGCGCATCGGAGTGGCGACACCGCCCATGTGGGCATACGAAAGGTGCATAACGTGAACGATATCTTCTCTGCGGTTGAACGTGCGCTCATCGACGCTGGCTTGGCGAACCCGCGTCCGCCTGCGGTCGTTCAAGTTTCTCAGCAAGAAACTTGCGACGGCCTCGGCGACGGCCTCGTCGTGGACCCCAACTGCCCCGACCCCAAGCCCGAAGAGGTCGAGGACGCATACACGGAGTTGTCGTACGAGACTCCGGAGGTCGTGTCGGATTACGTCAAGCCAGAGTGGTACGATAGGTTCAGTCTTTTGATGTCCAGCCCCATGTTCCGTGGGTCCATGCTGTTCGGCCCGCGTGGAACGGGCAAGACGACAACGGTGAGGCAACTCGCCGCCGCCACCGGAAGCAACATCATTGTCTTTCAGTGCGCCGGAGGCATGACGTACGACGATCTGCTGGGCATCCGCGACGTTCGTGCGGGGTCCACCGTGTTCACGCCCGGCCCCGTCACGCAAGCCGTGCGTGACGATACGTGGGTCGTTCTGGAAGAGGCCAACAACCTCAACCCGTCCGTGTATGCGTCTCTCAACACGCTCACGGACGGGTCAAAGACCCCGCTCCGAACCAAGGACGGCAAGCGGTACAGCGTCGGCAACAAGTTCCGCGTCGTGCTTTGCTTCAACGAAGGTGCCAGTTATGCTGGCACCCGCGAAGTCAACGCCGCCCTCAAGGATCGGCTGCGTCCGATCTACACGCCCTACATGGAGCCGCTGGCCGAGGAATCGCTGCTTATGTCACGCATGGGCGTTGACGGCGTGACCGCAGCATCCCTTGTGTCACTCGCCAACGCATGTCGCAAGGCGCGTCGCGCCACCGGCTTCGACTACTCGCCCCGATCCAACTTCGCCCTGCTGGAGTACAAGCGCAAGTTGTCGTGTACTTGGCGGCAAGCGTTCAACTGGTCCATCCTCGACTGCGTTGGCGACGTTGACGAGAAGGCACCTCAGCGTGGAGTGCTGTCAACCGTGGCCGACACGCTCGGCATCGACAGTTGGTCAGACCCCGTGTTCAACGACCAAGTTTCTCAGTGAGAAAGTTACCACGAAAGGAGTGCATCACATGAATACCACCGCGTCCACTCAGATTTACTTCACCCAAGCATCGTTGGAGGGATTCGCATCCGCGATCGCCTCCAAGTTGAAGGTCAACTTCAACTTCGGCATCGGCTCGCCACGCACCGATGGTCAGACGGTCTACCTGCCCCGCATCACGGGCAGCATGACCGAGGCCAAGTTTCGTGACCTGTGCGCTACGGCCATTCACGAAGCGGCGCACGTCCGCTTCGATTCCGTGTCCTATCACAAGTCCTTCATCAAGTACAACAAGTGCCCACACAAGTCTGTGTGTGCCGCCGCCATGAACGGCGTGCTGGATGTCGCCGACGAGACAGCGATCATGTCGTATCTCGCTGGTGCCAAGCGTCTGCTCGACGATGGCTGCATCAACGCCGGGCTTCGCATCGTCAAGAACAACGAGTTCGCCACGCGAGACAAGTGCTGGTCGATCATCGCCGCCGGTATCATCTTGACCCGCGTCAAGTGTGGCAAGTTTGAGAAGTACGCACGTACCTCCCCGCTCTGGCCGTTCATGCAGGAAGTGATCGACGTACTTCAGCGGTGCAAGTTCCGCAAGTACACCGCTCGACGGCTCAGCCGTTGGTCGTGGGGCCTTGGCCGTCACCGCTTCAGCAAGGAGTGGACGATGCTGACGCAGGCGGCAAGCGATATTGTCGATATCCTGCTGCGTGCGGGGTGCGTCGATGGCGAGGGTGGCGAATACGGCAATCCGAATGAGCCCGGCCACGTTCACGGTCCCGAGGACGGCACGGGCGACGGTCCCTCCAACCCCAACCCCGACGATGTTGTCGGTGGCAATGTCGCTGGCGAGTTGGCCGATGGTGCCGACCCGCAAACTCCGGCGCAGAACCCCGAGCGTTACAAGAACAACGGCAACAGCGGCGGCAATCCGAACGGTGCCAGTACCGGCTCGACCGCGCCAACGCCCGAAACGTCCGACGAATACGACTACTACCACATGGATCAGCCCACCTACGAGGCTGCGCTCACGCAACTTCGCGGCCCCATTCAGCGGCTCGCCGAGGTTGATGATTGTGGCGGATGCCGTGGTGCGTACGCATCGGGCCACGACATCGGCCCCGAGATCGAACGCATCAACATCGACGGCGAGGTGTTCGGCAAGCGAGAGGACGAGGGCGAGGACTTGCACGTTACCGTGTGCCTCGATACCAGCGGGTCAATGTCGGGACGCATCAAGAAGTGTCAGGCTGTGGCTCAGGCGTTCGTTGATGCCATCCGTCCATTCACGAACTCGCTCAACATCATCCGGTTCAGCCACATTCTGGTCGATGCCGCCGACTTCCGCCGCGTTCACTACAACGAGTTGGGCGGCACCAACACCGGCATTGCTATCGAGCGTTCGTTCCAGCAACTTGTCGGATGCGCGGGCCGACGCATCGTTGTCGTCGTGACCGATGGCGTGACTGCCAACGAAGAAAGGTGCATCGCCGCATCTATGTTGTGCGCCAGTGTTGGCATCAAGATCATCGGCATTGCATACGAGTGCTTCGGCGCGACGATTCAATCGACGATGCCCAGCGGCCATGTCATCGAGGCTAATGATGCTAACGAGATGGCTATGCAGTTGGGTCGCATCGGCGGCATGATCGTCCGCTAAATTTCTCAGCGAGAAACTTCACCCGTCGCCATGCCTACCGGCGTGGCGATGGATTAGTGGGGCACATAACCGCACGCATCCCCACCGTGCATGATGAAAGATGCAGAGCCATGTATAGAGTCATCGTCAACGGTGTCATCATCGAAATCACCAGCAGTCTTGAGGTGGCGGAATCCACTGCCGCCATGTACCGCAGCAAGACGGACATGGCATGGGTGGAGTACGTCAACCCCTCCACGAATCGTGTCAGCAGCGTGGAGTACAGGGCAGACCATTGACATTCAGTATGTACTGGCTACACTAATATGTAGTTGGTACATTCACAAGGAGATACCATGAAGAACGATCAGAGATACCACAAGTGCATTGGCGTGACACATGATGCCCATGAGTCTGCAAAGAAGTTGGCTGAACTTCTCAGTCAGAAGAACGGCATCAAGGTCAGCATTGCCAGTGCAACCAAGTATGCAGTCGAGCAGGAAGTCTTGCGTCAAACGCAATCCAGCAAGTGACTTGCATATTTCTCAACAAAATGTAGAAGTGCATCTTGACTTCATCAGAAAGGTAGGTACAATAATACATGACCAAGAAGAACAGCAAGCCTCGCCGTCGTATGAAGGTTCGTTCCAACAACTACTTCACTTGGAACTTCCGTACTTCTGACTACGCCTTCGCCAAGAAGTACGCCGCCAAGAATGGCATGAGCATGGTGGATTTGGGCACGATGCTCGTCAAGTCTCTCAAGTCTGGTCGCTGACAAGTGACTCATCTCTCACTCTCGCCAGATGAAACTCTCACTGGCGGGAGATTCAGTTAGCGCAGCACTGCGCTAACCACCCTACGACCGTGTGCGAAAGCAAATCCAAGTCTCGCGTGTGCCTGTGCTGATATACCCACTGGCATGATGTGACGGGAGCGGTCGTATCAATCGTGGAGTGACAACCACGATTGGTATTCGTCGGCATAGAGCATGGGGAGATCCCATGACGCGGGCTGCACCCCGTCGTTGAACACCGGCACCTGTGCCCATCGCTAGCGTGATGGGCACGGTTTCACGGCAATGTCGCCGTGTCCTTGATAGGAGATGCAGCATGGATAGTTATGAGTTGTGTACTGGTCAGTCGCCCGACCCCGAGAAGGACGAGATCCTCAACGGCAAGAACAAGAAGGGCGACAAGAAGTTGCTCGATGACTTGATGGGGTTTGGCAAGAGCGACGATGAGATCCGCGCCAAGGCTGCTGCCGAGGCGGACAGCGTGATTCGTCACGGCATCGACGGCTCCGTCAAGATCGGCGGCAAGGCCGACAAGGACACCGCCGTCAGCGTCTACATGATTTCTTGCAGCGACCCGAAGGAGTTCCTTGACAAGTGTCAGGACGAGTCGGCTCGCCTTCGCAAGCAGATCCGTGATGCCATCGCCCGCATCTACAAGATCGAGCAGTCTGACGAGGCGATGCAACTGTACATGTCGATGGTGCAGAAGTACGCTGCTGCTACCGGCGACGAGAACAATCACGCCATGGATGTCGTGGCGATCATGGCCGTTGCCGCTGCGTGCCACGACCTGTATGTCGAGATGGTTGCCAACGAACAAGGAGAATGACCATGCCCCCACGCCCAACCGCACCCTTGCGTCAAACGCAAACCGGAATCCCTGTCCGCACCCCTAAGCCCGTCGTTCCTCGCATCGTCTTCTACGCTGCGGAGAAGTTCGGCAAGACCACGTTTGCCGCGTACGCACCCGATCCCATTATCTTGATGTGCCGAGACAACGGGTACGACACCCTGCTCTCCACCGGCAGCGTGCCTGCCGTGCGTGCGGCAGAGATGGGTAGTTGGTCCGAGTTGCTTGACACTTGCAGCGATATCGTCGCTGGCAAGATGTCGTGCAAGACCCTCGTCATCGACGGCATCACCGGCGCAGAGAAGTTGTGCCATGAGCATGTTGTGAACACGCAGTTCAACGGCGAGTGGGGCGAGGTGGGATTCCTCGCCTACCACCGGGGCTACTCGCTGGCTGTGCCCCAGTGGTTGCGTCTGCTGAACGCACTCGATCAGGTGCAGACGCTTGGTACGACCGTGGTCATCATTGGCCACGCCCGCATCAAGAGCATCAAGAATCCCATGGGTGCTGACTACGACAGGTTTGAGCCTGACGTACACCAGCAGACTTGGGGGCCGACCGCCAAGTGGGCCGACGCGATCGTGTTCGGAAAGTTCCACACGATTGTTGAAGTATCGAAGCGGGAACAGTCGAAGAAGTTGGCCGAGCAGAAGGGCAAGGCCATCGGCGGCACGCAGCGTGTGGTGTTCACCGAACCACACGACGCATGGGTAGCCGGGAATCGCTACGGAATGGAATCGGAGGTTTGGTTGTCAGGTGGACCGGACCAGATGTGGTCTGAGGTCATGTCGCAGATCGTTCGCAGCAACGCTTGAAAGGAGTATGCACCATGGATCGTGACCAGTTGTGGGAAGAAGGCGAGTACGAGGCGCAGCCCGTGTCGCTGTGCTACAAGGAGTCGGCGGCGAAAGGCACTCCGTACATGGAGGTGTCGTTCAACGTCGATAAGCAGATCAAGACGGTCAACCTGTGGCTGACCGAGGCGGCGCAGAGCAGCACGCTCAACAAGTTGAAGGCGTTGGGTTTCAACGGTGACTTCTACGAGTCGCCCGCCGTTGACACCACCCTCAAGGTGAGCATCTCGTGCAAGCACGAGGAGTACAACGGCAAGTGGAAGGAGTCGTGGTCGTACTGGGGCAGCCGCAGCAGCCCTATCGACAAGGCGAAGGCAGCGCAGTTGTCGGCCATGTACCGTGCGGTTGGCGGCACGGTCAGCAAGCCTGCACCCAAGGCCCCGGCCCCGGCCCCGGCAGCGGCACCCGCACCGGCACGCCCCACCCCGAAGCCGTCTGCTCCCGCACCGTCCAATGAGATCGTTGCGTCAAACGCAAACGAGGCGTGGGACTACTGGTGCAAGAACCACCCGGAGGAAGCCCGCGACGAAGCATGGGTGAACACCATCCGCCAGTTCGGTGACAAGACCGGCGACGAGAGCAAGGTGACCCCGAAGGAATGGAACGAGATCGCCAAGTCTGGCGGTCTGCCGTTCTGATAGCGCATCCCTCCTATCACTGGGGCCGACTGGGAAACCATCGGCCTCGGTTTATGACTACCACCCCACTCGTTTCCCACCCCATTGCCAACGCCTATCCGTCGATGACCGACGCGGAGTTCAACGCGCTCCGTGAGTCGGTCAAGAAGAACGGCGTTCGCAACCCCATCGTCATCTACGAGAACATGATTCTCGACGGTCGCCACCGTTACTTGGCGTGCAAGGAGTTGGGCATCGAGCCGCCCACCATGGAGTTTGAGGGCGATGCCTGCCCCGTCGAGTACGTCCGCGACATCAACAGCAATCGCCGTTCGCTCACGCCATCGCAGCGTGCGGCGGTGGCGTTGGCACTGATGCCGCTCATCGAGGTCGAATCCAAGAAGCGACAGGCACGCAGCACCGTAGTCGCTTCCGATGCCAAGGGCAAGAGCAGCGAGATCGCTGCCAAGGCCACAGGTGCAAGCACCCGAATGGTCGAGGCGGTCAAGTCGGTTGCCAAGAAGAAGCCCGAGTTGGTCGAGAAGATCAAGACCGGCGAGATCACCGTGGCTCAGGCCGAGCAGGAGATCAAGCAGGAAGAGGAACCGATTGCGTCAAACGCAAACGATCCTATCGAGGACATCCTCAATGACATCACGTTCTCCACGATCGACAAGGCCATCGCCACGCTCATGCGTGACGTTGCCGCCCTCGGTGCTTCGCCCTCTGGCAAGCACATGAACATGCAGCAGATCAACGCCTCTCTCAAGGAGGCAAGGCAAGCGGTCAAGTTTGCTCGTCCGCATTGCCGTTGCACTTACAAGTCTTGCGATGCCAACTGCCCCGTGTGCAAGGGCGAAGGTTGGATCACGAAGGCCCTTTTAGAGCGTATCCCGAAGGACTAAGTAACCACCCTGATAGGAGGTTGCCATGAAGTTGCGAGAGTATCAGCAGGAAGCGATTGACAAGATCGTCGCTTCGCTCAACGAGAATGGTTCGTCCCTTGTCGTCATGCCCACCGGCACTGGCAAGACTGTCGTGTTCGGCCACACCATCAAGCGTTTGCTTCGGCCCGGCAAGCGAGCGATGGTCATCGCCCACCGTGAAGAGTTGGTGAGGCAGGCCGCTGCCAAGATCGAGGCCATCACTGGGCTTCGCCCCGACATCGAGATGGCCGACAGCAAGGCCGATCAAGGCATGTTCGGTCGCAGCCGTGTCGTGGTCGCCAGCGTGCAGACGCTCATCAGCGGCGAACGCATGAAGCGGTTCGACCCACGCGAGTTCGGCATCCTCATCACAGACGAGGCGCACCACGCCGTCAGCAGTTCGTACTGTCAAATCTTCGACCACATGCTGTCCGCCGGGTGCAGGCACCTAGGCGTGACGGCCACCCCCGACCGTGCCGACGAGCAGGCGTTGGGCAAGATTTACGAGGACGCGGCGTATGTCTACGAGTTGCCCGACGCAGTGCATGACGGCTGGCTGGTGCCAATCACGCAGCAGATGATTCGCATCACCGGGCTGGACTACAGCCAAGTCAAGATCACGGCTGGTGACTTGAACCAAGGCGATGTGGCACGGGCGCAGGCCAGCGAGTCAATCCTTCAGGGCATGTGCGATGCCATCGTGCAGTTGTCGGGCAACAAGCGAACGATTATTTTCGCCACGCCCGGCAAGATGTCCGAGGCCGGAGATTCGTTCAAGATCAGCGAGCGTGTCGAAGAGATCCTGAACAGGCACAAGCCGGGGCAGGCCGTGCGTATTGCGCAGGATACCCCGAAGGACATTCGCCGTTCGCTGTTGCAGGACTACCGTGAAGGAAAGTTCCAATACTTGGTGAACGTCGGCGTGTTCACCGAGGGCTTTGACGAGCCCGGTATTGAAGTGGTCGCAGTCATGCGACCAACCAAGAGCAGAAGTCTTTATGCGCAGATGGTGGGTCGCGGCACCCGTCCTCTGCCCGGTGTGGTGGACGGAGTGGACCGGGCAGAGGACCGCCGCACGGCGATCCTGAACAGCGCGAAACCAATGGTGCATGTGATCGACTTCGCCGGGAATCCCGGTCGCCACAAGTTGGTGACGGCGGTCGATATCCTCGGCGGCAACTACGACGAAGTGGTGGTCGAGCGTGCCCGCAAGAAGGTTGAGCAGGGCCAAGCCATCAACCCGTCGCAGGCGTTGGTCGATGCTCTCAAGGAAATCGAGGACGAGCGGCAGGCACGCGAGCGTCGTGCCAAGGTGATCGGCAAGGCGCAGTTTGAAGCCCAGTTGGTCAACCCGTTCAATGTGTTCGACGTTCACCCGGCCCGCATCCGTGGTTGGGATTCTCGTCGCGGTGCATCGCCCAAGCAGGTGCAGTTGCTCGGCACGTTCGGCATCAAGGCCGATGCCAACATGAGCATGACGCACGCTTCGCAGTTGATCGACGAGTGCATGAGGCGCAAGAAGAACGGACTGGTTGATTTCAATCAGGCCAAGAAGTTGAAGACGATGGGATTGTCTGGTGACATGAGCATCGCCAAGGCATCGACTGTTCTTGGTGGTGGCAATCGGCTCAAGGAAATTGCGGAGCAATGGAAGGCCATGAATGGAGGTTCCCAATGAGCGACTCAATGAGCAAGCAACTCACTATCGACCGGCTGCGTGAGCAACTGGCTCAAGCCGAGGCCGACCGCTACACCCTCGCGGCGGAGGTCAGGGCGTGGCGTTACGACGTTCCGTGCGACACGACGGACCTTGTTGCCAGCGACGGAACACCGACGCGACTCGGCGAATGGATCAAACTGACCGACGCCAGCGGTGCCCTTCAGCGGGCGAAGGAGGCCGAATGACAGACGACGACACCATGGCTCTGCTTGCTCGCGTGCGGTGGCTTGAAGCCCAAGTTGAGCAACTGATCGATCATGCGGCACAGGCCGAGGCCGACCGCGACGTGCTTGCGGCGGAACTCAGGGCGTGGATCAAGTGGTTTCACGAGAAAGCCCGTGTGACAAACAGGACAGAAGAGGCCCAAGAGGATGCCCAAGTTCGTCTGAATGAGGCGCAAGAACGCCGTCGAGAGTCGGGTGCCCTTCAGCGGGCGAAGGAGGCCAAGTGAGCCCAATCGAACGAGATATGGTCAACGAGATCATCAAGGAACGCGACATCCTGTTAGTGGAAGTGCAGGCATGGCGCGGCATGTGGCAAGCAATGGACGATCATCCCAAGAATCATCCGTTGCGCAAGAAGGCGATTCTCTGGTGGCAATCCGTCGTGGATGCCACCACCAAGTCAGGCATACTCAAGAAGAAAGAGTTGACAACGTGAGCCAGTTTCTACGAGAAGGGCAGCAAGCATACATACGGGTCGTTCTCACGCGCAGGACATCAGATGGCTTTGGTGATTGGGAAGTCGTTCCGATTACCAGAACGAAGTCTCCAGTTCGTGAAGACGAGTACCTGTATGTTCGCAAGGAAGCGATCGTCTTGGCAGAAGATATCAGGAAGATGCAATGATCCCCGGATTCAGATCAGTCACGAAGTCCAAGCCATGCCCGATTTGCGGCAAGCCCGATTGGTGCGTGGTGTCACTCGATGGTGCAAAGGTTGGGTGTCAGCGTGTCGAGAGCCCGACCCTGTTCGGCAAGGCTGGCTGGCTACACAGGGTCAAGATCGACAACCCGGTTCTGGTGCAGAGATACTTCCCCCAGCAGAGGCCGGAGATCAATGCCGAACAGATACACCAGTCACACGCTGCGGCGATCACGGAGCAGGAGGTTGCGGCTCTTGCTACAAGCATCGGCGTGTCAACTCAATCGCTGGTTGAGTTGGGCGTTGGGTCCGCGAAGGGCTGGCCCTCCGGAACATATTCGTTCCCGATGCGTGATGCCAAGGGCAAGGCGATCGGCATCAGACTTAGGAACATGAAGGGCAAGAAGTGGGCCGTTCTTGGAAGCAAGTGCGGCCTTTTCTTTCGCCTTGGTACGAAGTGGGGTGACATCGTGTGGTGCGTCGAAGGCCCGACATCGACCGCCGCCCTGCTGTCGATCGGCTTCAACGTCATCGGTCGCCCGTCCAACCTGTCCGGTCGGGATCATCTCGTCGGCTTGGTCAAAATCATCAAGCCCAAGATTGTTGTTGTCGTTTCGGAGAACGACGGTAGAGAAGATTGCTCATTCTGCACCGACAACCTTTGTCAGCATTGCAAGCCCGGAGAGTGGGGTGCATACGTTACTGCTGCATCTCTTGAGGGGCTTGCGGATCACATTCTTGTTCTCCACCCCATGGTCGGGAAGGATGTGCGAGACTGGATTATCGGTGGTGCGACGGCAGCAACCCTCATGGAGCAAGTCAATGCACAGATTCGCCAAGGCACGGAAGACGCGGCGTGAACCGGGCAAGATGAACAAGACCGAAGTGCGGTACGTCGAGGAGGTCATTTCCCGCAACCCGGCGTTCGTGTCTTGGAGGTTTGAAGCCATCAAGTTCAGGCTGGCCGACAAGACTTTTTACACCCCCGACTTTGTTGTCATCAGGGATGATGGCACGATCGAGATCCATGAAGTCAAGGGATTTTGGGAAGACGATGCCCGAGTGAAAATCAAGGTCTTCGCGGAGATGTACCCGGAGTTCTTCGTCGTGTCCGCAACGATCAAGAACAAGGTCTGGACAACGGAGTGCTTCTCGTCATGAAAAAGACCGACATGGTTCTCAGCGAACCGCTGCTCACCGGCAGCAAGATCACGCAGCAGATCGACTCTGAGTTGCTGTCGATCGACGCTGGTGTCGAGCGATACCGCAAGTTCTGCGACAATGCCGTCAAGCGCGGCGAGGGTGCCAATCTCAAGCCTGCCGAACGGTTGTGCATGTACTGGTTTGAGCCGCTTGAGAAGTCCATCACCGCCGAGTTGAACGACTACAAGAAGGGCAAGGCCGGTCGCAATCTTGCGGTGGTCGGGCCGCTCATGTCGCTGCTGTCTCCCGACAAGTTGGCCGTCATCACCATGCACGAAGCCTTGGGCCATTGCATGGATTCCGAGTTGTTCACGGTGTACAACAAGATCACCGACGAGTCAACGTACAAGTCTGGCGTTCGCTATTCAAACATCGCCTACTCGATCGGCAGGTCCGTCATGGCCGAGATGTATCTTGCCATGGGCAAGAAGACCGATCGTGAGGCGTACGACGAGTTGATGCGTCGGCTCAAGATGAACAAGATTCGCCGTGTCTGCTGGTGGGCAAAGAAGAATCTCTCATGCGAGAAGACCAACCGTGTAGCCTTGACGATGCTGGGCGACAACCTGCTCAGCAATCTCATGACCGCAGCGTCGTGCGGCAGTTACTACGACGAAGACTTCAAGCCTGCTTTCTTCCACGAAATCGTAGAGGTTGGCATCAAGGATGTCGGGTTCTTCGGACTCACCGAAGACGCTTGGAAAATCATCAATGACGGCCATGAGATCCGCCAGAAGTTGCGGCCCAAGTACTCGCCCATGGTGGTGACTCCGTTGCCATGGCAAGAGAAGACCGACTCGCGTGAGAGGTCGGAGGGCGGGTACATGAAGATCCGCACGCCGCTCATCAGCAAGATTTCAAAGTCTCAGAAGGACGCGATCAACTCGACCGACTTGTCTCGCGTGTTCGATGCGTTGAACTCCATCTGCGTTACCGGCATGCGCATTAACCTGCGGATGCTCAACGTGCTGAACGAAGTCTGGAAGCGTGGCGGCAACATGCTTGGGATTCCCCCGGCCAATAACGATCCGCTCCCCGACCGGCCCGGCAACTACCTTGAGTTGAGCAAGGAACTTCGCAAGAAGTGGCGGCTGTCGTGCTGCCATGTTCATCGTCGCAATATCGGCTACAAGTCTCAACGCAAGAACTTCCTGTCCACCATCTCCACCGCCGAAACGTTTGCAAACGAAGACTGCATCTACTTCCCGCATCAGATGGATTACCGAGGCCGGTGCTATCCGATTCCGCAAGCAGTCAACCATCAGGGTGCCGACCATCAGGTCGCCTTGGTCCAGTTTTCAAACGGCATCGAGGCACCGCTCCGCGAACTGTTCATCCATGCGTCGAACTGCTACGGCAACGACAAGGTGAGTTACGACGATCGTGAGGCGTGGGGCCACCAGCACATGAAGATCATGCTGGACTGCGCCGCCAATCCGCACGACAACAACTTCTGGACCGGGGCTGATAAGCCCTTCCAGTTTCTTGCCGCTTGCATGGCGTTGCTGCACCCCGAAGAAGCGGCACATCTCCCTGTCGGCAGCGACGGAACGTGCAACGGATTGCAGCACTACGCCGCCATGCTGCGAGATCCGTGGCTCGGCGGGCTGGTGAACCTGTCGGCCAACACCAAGCCGCAGAGCATCTACACCATCATCACCGATGCCGTGGTCAAGCAGGTGCAGGCCGACATCGGAGACACCAGCGGCACGATGGTTCCGTACATGGAAGAGAACAACATCCCAGCCAAGATGTTGCTCAGCAGCGTGGCGAAAATGGCGTTGCCATTTGCCATCCGCAAGATCGTCAAGCAGCCTGTGATGACCGATGTCTACGGCGTGACGCACACGGGGGCACGCCTTCAAGTACAAGGCGAACTCGCCAAGTACCCTTCAGTCAGTAAGCAGATGCGGTATCCGATCGCGTACTACTTGTCGAAGGTGATTCTGTCGTGCATCGGCAGCGTGTGCCAGAGTGCAAGAGGCGCGATGAGTTGGATCAGGGAGTGTGCCAACCTGATTTGCTTGGAGAATCGCCCGCTCTCTTGGGTCACGGAGTTGGGCTTGCCGGTGGTTCAGCCGCACCGCAACAAGGGCAAGTACAAGATCGAGACAATCATGCAGCAGATCACGCTCGCCATCGAAGATGCAAGTCTTCCGGTGGCGAGAAGGGCGCAGGTCGATGGTTCGGCACCCAACGTGCTTCACTCGCTCGACTCGACACACATGCTCTACACGGCGATGAAGTGCCGCGATTGCCACATCGACTTCGCCGCCACGCATGACCGCTTCTTCTCGCACGCAGCCACGAAGCAGGTGGTTGGCGAGATCAACCGCAAGCAGTTTGTTCGTCTGCACGAATCGCCGTACTTGCTCAAGTTGCGACAGCAGTGGGTGAAAATGCACCCTGACATCAAGTTCTCCGACGCACCCAAGCCCGGCGACTTCGACATCAACCTTGTTCTGACATCTCCATACTTCTTCAACTGATGATCGAAATCGTTCACAACAAGATCGGCAAGCCCAAGTTCTACGCCAAGTACACGCACGACGGGCAGTTGTTCACTGGCTACGGTGATGACACCATCAGTGCGATTCACTCAGCGATGGAGAAGGTGCTGATTCATATCAACGAGTTTGCGTCAAACGCAAAAGAGAAGATCGAGATACCACTGGATCAGATGACCCTATATGAAGCAAACGATCATCTGCGGTAACTTCGCCGATTACATGGACGAGATCGCCAAGGCGGATGCGGTCATCACCGATCCGCCTTATGGCATTTCATGGAAGGGACATTCTGGATCGAACCGCGAATGGCAAGGTATCAAGAACGACGACGGCGAACTTGACCTTCGCCCAATCCTCGGTCTTGAGTGCTTGGTGGTTTCGTTCGGTGCGAACTGCTACCCGCACATGCTGCCTCACCGTGGGCGATGGATTTGCTGGGACAAGCGAGTGGTCGAGACTGCCGACCGGATGCTCGGCAGCCCATTTGAGTTGGCATGGGTGAACCGAACCAGCGGGTTCGATCGCATCTACCGCATCCAGCACGGCGGCGTTGTCAACGCCGATGGGCATGGGATCAAGCGGGTTCACCCTACGCAGAAGCCAATCGAGTTGATGAAGCGGATCATCGAGGATTACACCAAGCCCGGCGACTTAGTAGTTGATCCGTTCTGTGGTTCAGGCACCACGGGAATCGCGTGCAATATCACCAATCGCAGGTTTATTGGCATTGAGATTGACACTCACTACGCTAAGATAGCAGAAGAACGTGTAAATCCTACCGATCTTTTGTGGTAGCCCATAAGTGAAGAAAGGACGATCATGGCAAAGAAAGGCAAGAAGGTCAATCTGAGTGTTGGTCGTGGTGAGAAGTTATCCGTGTCGAAAGGTGCCGGTCTGACTGAGAAGGGTCGCAGGAAATACAACCGTGCCACGGGTTCCAACCTCCAACCACCCACCAAAAACAAGGATGACCCAAGGCACAAATCGTTCTGCGCTCGTAGCCGATCATGGAAGGGAGAGCGTGGAAAAGCAGCCCGCAAGCGTTGGGGTTGCTAACACTTGCTATGTGTTCTTCGTGACTTACCGCAAGCGGCGAATCACATGGAGAGCCATTCGCAAGTTCAAGGGTCTGGCGTACAGGTCGTTCATTATCTGGCTCATCGCCACCCTTGGTAGATGCGAGTTAGTTCATGTATGCATCGCAGACAATCGCGTCGTTCTGGACCAGACGCTCTTCGGTCCAAGGTACTACGACACGCTTGCGTTCTGCTTGAAGTACCCACGGCTGGCTTGGTGCTTTGAGTTGAAGACTCCAGCACCAATCAACGTGGAACTGGCTGCTGATCTTGGGCCGGTCAAGTGTTCAAGAACGATCATCAGGCGACTCACCTTCGGCCTTGTCAAATCGAACGACTGTGTGACTTCGACCTGCATGATTCTTCGTGAAGCAGGTATGGATGTACCAAAAGGCATCATCACTCCCGGCAACTTGTGGGACTACCTACGGTCGCAGGGTCACAAACAGATCGAGATGGATTGAGTTAGCGCAGCACTGCGCTAAGTGAAAATGGCAAACCCACTGGACAAATTTGATATCGACACTCTGCAAGAACTTGCTGATATTCTTGATAAGATGTATCAGCCTGTGCAGATTGTGTCAGCATCGCAGATTCCTTGCAGCGTACAGGATGCCGCTACGCTGGGTATCAAGATCGGACAGGCATCGGTGGCACACATGCTTCGTGAGCATGTAGGCATGAGAATGAAGCGAGCAATGGAGAACTGACATGGGTGGTGGTGGATTCCAGATGCCTGCTCCCCTCCCGACACGGGAACAGGATGTAACCGAGGATGAGCGGGTCATCTCTGAGATCCGCCGCCGTCAAGAGCGGATGCGGCGTGGCGTTCAAAACCTTCTTGTGATTCCCACTTCGACCGCCACCAGTGGCGACCAGACTGGACTCAGGATTCCTCAATGAGCATCAAGACACGGTGGATGGCGGATGACACGAACCGGATTCAAGTCTTGGAGCGGGCACGCGAATGCGCCCAACTTACCAAGCCTTGGATTCTGACCCGCCAGAACCAGTCGCCCGAGAATCCCCTGCCGAACACTTGGCAGAACATCGGTGCTGATGGTGTCACCAACCTTGTCGGCAGGATGCTGGGTGCCCTGTTCCCGCCCGAAGTACCTTGGCTGCGGCTCGACCTCAACCCCGAGATCCGCTATAGCCCGAACGTCAGCAACGAAGAGTTGCAGGCCATCGAAGCGGAACTCTTCAAGCGAGAACTGCTGCTCATGTCGATGATCGAATCCCGTGGATTCGATGACGGCATGGAGTACGGCAACAAGTACAACTCGGGCTTCCGCACGGCCCAGACCATCGCATTGACGCAGGTAGTTATTACCGGCGAAACGCTCATCATGATGGACGATGAGTTTCGGTTCACGGTGTACCGCCGTGACCAGTATGTGACGCGGCGCGACAGCCAGTGCAACGTCATGTACCACATCATCCGCGAGCGGATTGATCCGCTGGCGATGACGGATGAACAGATCGCCAAGGCATCGCTGGACAAGAGCCTGCTGATGGAGCAGGAAGTTGATCGTCGTGAATGTGAACTCTTCACGATGGTCGAGTGGCAGCCTTGGACCAAGACTTGGATGATTCGCCAAGAGGTCAACGGCAACATCGTCACCGAGTCGGAAGAGCGGATCAGCCCGTACTACTGCGTCCCCTTTGAACTGGTGCCCGGCGAGAACTACGCACGGTCATTTGTCGAGTCGAAGAGGCCCGATCTCAAGACGCTCAACGAGGCGAGTTTCCGCATGATCCAGTGGGCGGCGTTGGCGAGCAAGGCCAATCCCGTCATTGACTACTCCGCTGAAGTGAGAGAAGAGGATCTTGAGAAGGACAGTGGCAAGCCGTTCCGTGCCCGTGTCGAAGGCGGCATGGTGCAGGACATCGGCTTCATGTCAATGGGCGGCAAACTCAACGACATCAGTTTCCTTGGCGGGTTCATCCGTGACAAGGAGGCCCGGCTTGGTCAGTCGATGCTGATTGGGTCAGAGTCGGTTCGCCGGTCTGAACGCACCACGGCATTTGAGATCGCACGCATCACCATCGAGCAGATTCAGGGCGCGTTGGGCGGTTTCTACACGCCGGTTGCCGATGCCCTGCAACTCCCGATCGCACATCGCGGGATGCACTTGATCGAGAAGAAGAAGATTCTTCCGGCCCTGCCCAAGAAGTCCATGAGCATCAAGATCCTTACGGGTCTTGCTGCCCTGTCCCGCGAGAACAAGGCAGCCGCAATGCTTGATGTTGCTCAGGTCGCTCAGTTGCTCGGCCCGCAGGCCCTCGCCAAGATCGAGCCCACCGTGTTCCTCGATGTCTATGCTCGTCTTCGTGGCATCAACGAGCCGGGCATGGTCAAGACCAATCAGGAAGTCGAGCAGGAAGCCCGGCAGCAGATGCAGCGAGATATCGAACAGCAAGCCGCCCAAGAAGGGATTGCAGCCGTCAGCAATGTTGCTCAAGCGGCCATCAATCCAGCACTCATCAGTTAGGAGCATGAATGTCAGAAGCAGCAAGCGTGCCGCCGACAGGCGACAACACGCCAGCAACGACGACCGAACCTACCAAATTTGCTGGTAAGTTCAATGATGCCGACGCATTGGCAAGCGGCATCAACCACCTCCGCTCCCGAATCGGAGCGGAACCTCTCGCCAAGGTCATCGGGGAGGACGGCACCTACAAGGATGCCGGTGACGCTGAACGGGCGTACAAGGAGTTGGAGAGGCTTGCCGGTTCGATCCGCAAGCCCGACAACAAGCCCGTCGATCCGCTCAAAATCGGAGAGCCCGTAAGTGAAGAGGCGGACATGACCAAGATCATCTCAACCGCCGGTCTGAATCAGACCGACCTTGAGAAGACTTGGATGGAAAAGGGTGATCTTTCCGACGAGCAATACGAAGCAATCAGGAAGGCCAAGCCCTCACTGACTAAGGGCGACATCAAGTTGATCGCCCAAGGGATGGCTGCTCAAGTTGCCATCAAGAACCAGACTGTCCAGACGGCTATCTTGGAGGCCGAGGGCGTAGTCGGTGGCAAGGAGCAACTTCAGAACTTGCTCTCTCAGGCCGTCAACTTCGTCACTGACAAGGCTGAACTGGAAGACTTCAATCGCCGGTTGGCTGATCCCAAGTTGGCTGTCGGTGCCGTTCGTGACCTCGCTTCGCGGCACGCCACCGAGATCGGTGCCGGGCGTTCGGCCCCGCTGATTCGCGGCTCAACTCCCTCCGGCCCAGCCGTTCCCAAGTCGGCGGCAGAGTTTCACCAGATCGTCAAGCGTGCTTCTTACGGCGATGCACAGGCCCGTGCGGTTCTCATGGCAACGCCCCAGTCGGTCATTGATGGTTGGAAGGTGGTGGTTCACTAATGCTCACTCTCACCGAAGACGTTCGTTCTGTTCTCGACCAGTTGGATGCCACCTTCCGATTCGTGCATGTCGGCCCCACGTTCGGGCCCAGCAAGCACGACGAAACCAAGGTGGTCATG